CTTGTCTTGCATAGTTAATTGAAATTGACGGATAGTTTTGTGGGTTCGCTAGAATCTTATCTGCCCATTCCTTGCCCTTCTTGTCTGAATTCATGCTGCTTTCCATTAGCTTTTTAACATTGCTAGCTTTCTCTTTACTCTTAGCGTAGTCAATAACAACTGGCTCATGAGTAATGGCAAAATGCGCTGGCTTGCAAAGTTTGTCAATGTCCATGATCTGTGGCAACTCACGATTAGAATTAACGTATTTATCAAACGCCTTGCCAACATCACCTAGAGGGTATTTCATAAGCTTGTCAAACCAGTATCGTTTAGTTGGTTTATCAGGTTGTTTGCGCCCATACGAACCCCAAACAGCGTCTAGCATTTCACTAAAATCTTTTGCGTCTTCATCGTATATCAAAATGGTTTCCCTTCATCTGGTTGTTCATCTTTCCAGCGACCTTGATTCAAATATGTTGACGGGTTAGGTATGAACCCATCCTGCCAGCTTTTAGAATTAACTTGCCAAGTAATTGCTTTTAGCACAATTTCCAAATTTGGCTTTTTACTTTTCCACAGCGTCCTCGCCTTATCTTTTCCTATTTTTCTAGGATAAGAATTCCAAAATATATCAAAGCCATTATCAATGGCGGCTTTTGCACTAGATTTTGATGTTTGGTTAATGGTTAATGGTTTATGGTTAATGGTTAATGGTTTATGGTTGCCTTTGCGTTCGGTTAGGCTTGGGTTATTTTCGATAACCACTTGGGTTTTCTTCGGCCTTCCGCCTAGCTTTCCATTGGTACGGTTTGAAGCTGCTTTTAGATTGTACTCTCGTATCTCCATATCAATTCTTTTTTGATGATACCCATCTTTGGACTTTGTAAAAAAATCATTTAAGACATTTTCTAAGTCTTTTAACATTTTAGAATCTAAACCTACTCGCCTTAAAACCGTTTCGGTTTCCAATGGTATTGGTTTTTCGTCAAGGTAGTACCAATCAATTAAAGAGCGATATATAAAATGCTCAATTGGCGTTAAATGGACCGTATCTTTTCGATAGTCTGCTATATTGTGTGAATAGTAGTGCATGGCTTGCCTTTCTATATAGTGTTCAAATGCACAGAATAGCCACCTAACGCGATTAAACGTTGGTGGCTATATGATGGCATAGGTTAATTATCTATTTCTCTCATAGTCTATTATTTCAGTTTCAATCATCATTAAAATGTGTTCGCTCATGATTGACATTAGATTAACGGTATCGCCAGTGGTTTCGATACTATTAAAATCAATATCGTAAACTGTTTGGCGTTGACCTGCTTCGTTCTTACATGGGGTTTTTAAGATGTCATAATAAACATCTAATTCAACGTTATCTATCTTAGTTTGGTATAGCATTATAATATCTCCATTGTGTAGTTAATCGTTCGGCTTAACCTGCCCGATAAGACCCTCTTTAGAAGGCCTTATTAGAAAGTTATTTTAGCATTGGTGAGTTTAATAACGCGTAGTTTAATGCGTCTACACAGAGCCAAATAAGTATTACCAATATACCATATAAAGCATAATCATGTTTCATCGTAATTACTCCATTGTAGTTAAATTGTATTGTTAAGTAATAAGACTATTGTTGCCGTTTGTATTACAACAATAAGTAGTAAAAAATATATAATACCTGCTAAGTCTTTCATAACTTCCCTTTATATTGTTTGGCTGAATCATCTGCTTAATGGTAAATACGCGTATTGGTTTCGTAGTACATGCCAGTTATTTCCAGTAATAGTGCGTGCGGTATTTTCTTGTATATGTCACTACCTAAGTTTGCAAACCCCTTTCCCGTTTTAATGCTTACAATATCAAAATTATAAACAGGCTTGTCTGATTCTTTAAAACAATCTCCAATATATCCATCTGCTTTAGATTGTAAAAGTGAATCGACATGGCTAGTTTTAGCCCCGTACTTTAACAGTAAAGTGTCAATGTTGCTTTGTGTAGTTTTAATCATGATATGTAATCCCTTTATAATTTGTATATTGGCTTAAATAGCCCCACAATGCCCTGTTAAAGGCATTGAAAGATAATTATGCTCCTATATTAACTCTACGCCATCAAGGTAAATAATGCCTTTTTTAGTTGTAACATTAGCACCAAGAGCGCGTAAACGTGATTTAGTGGTAACAGTAGGCCAATCAAATAAAGTTTTCGTGTTCACCTCTAAAGTATCAGTATCATGGTATTTAATTGCTATCATGTGGCTATGTAGATACACCTCACTGTAATTACAATCTTTAATATAATGAACGCTAGTGTTAGCAAGTGCGAAGTTCTCGCGTGAATTTACCGCATTAATCATTTTGGCTTCTATAACTCTCATTTTGTAACCCCTCATTGTGTAGTTTATCGTATGGCTTAATCAGCCCGACAAAGCCCGCGTTAGAAGGCTTTATCAGTCTAGTTAAAAAGCATAATAAGTAATAATATCACCACTAATGCCTACAATTGTAGTGTTTTCTTCTAAGTGTTCTATAACCGTGGCTCTTAGGTCGTCACCAGCGGGAATTTTTATGTTGTAATCAATCGCAATATCTTTTGCGCTTTGTTCAACCATATCACAATCAATGGCTATAATGTCTGTTATGTCACACTCAAACTCAGTTAAATAATCATAAATAAACTCTAAAGCCTCATAGCTGAAAGAGTCTTTTCTACTACTGGTAGCCCATAAGGTGCGAAAGTCGCTAAGTGTAAGGTTTGCGTTTAATTCAGTCATGATAATGTAATCCTATATTGTGTTGTTTGTCGTAGTGGCTTAGTCAGCCCAATAAAACCCGTTTAATCAGGCTTTGTTAGATGATTAATAATTGTAAGCTAATGCACCCATTTTCTTAGCACGTTTCTTTGCATCAACTTTCTTAACAAAGAATTCATTCCAAATAACCTCTTTATTTGTTTCAGACTTATAAATACATAATTGGTGTTTAAAGCCTGTATTCTTACGAGCGTTGTAGATTTTAGCGATTGTCATAATAATTACCCCATTGTTTAGTTTATCGTAGTGGCTTAATCAGCCCAACAAAGCCCATGTTATTAGGCTTTATTAGATGATTAATAATTGTAAGCTTGTGCGTTTAATTCTTTTGCTTTTGCTTTTGCTTCTTTTTTAGAAATGAAACGATATGTCTGTACTGGGTTCCAGTTGTTAGGTGTTGGGTGAATAGTAAGTTCAAATTTGAAACCCGTTGCTTTTCGTAAACTTCCGATTCTTGCTATCATGATAAACCCTTTATAGTGTTTTAAATTGTGTATTCCGCTTTGGAATAACTAAAGATTAAACCCATTGAATGGGGGTGTCAACAACTAATTACAATTAAATGTTAAAATGTAATATATGACACCGTTCAAGATACCAGCAAAGCCAAGCATAGACTTAAAAGAAAAGAAACCCGACGCGAGGCGTTTTAGTGTCATACCACTAAGGGCAATGCACGACAAAAGACTTACAAGAGGTGATTACGTCAACTTGATAGCATTATGCAGCTACTGTAGCCCTAACGGCTTTACTTTCGTGGCGCATAGCACAATTGCTAAGCTACGTGGCGTTAGCACGCCAGCTGTATCAAGAACACTTAAGAAGCTAGAGAAGCTTGGATATTTCGAGCAAGTAAGAAAAGGTTATACGGCTTTACGTGGATCATTAAAGCGTGTTATCTATGATGAAGACATAGACTTAAGAACGCAAGAGAGCAGAAGCGGTATATCAATAGAATCAATCATCAATCGAGAGGCAGAAACTATGAGAAGAGTAGCAAAGAAAGAAGCCATTAAAGTAGAAGCAAAGGCAAGAGATAACAAGCAAGCGGTTATTGATACAGGTCTAACATTTGATCAGGCTCTACTAGCTGTATCACAGTATGTAAAGAATGATGCAGATCTGCTGAAGCTGGAACATCTAATCACTAACGGTGTAACTGAATCAGAAGTAGTAGAAGCGTTTAAGGTATAGGCCTCATACCGGTGAGAACGCAAAAGGCATATCTAGCTTGGGGGTATCAGTAGAATTTAATTAATCACGGTAGTGCCTAGAAGAAAGAGTATCGTATGCCCTCTCAGAAGAAGCACCCCTTTGCCCCCCCACCCCACCGCCTACCGTAGGGGGACCTGAAGCAATTTTTCGCTAGTTTTTTGGAACCGTATAGAGATTAACTGGTGGGAACTTTATTGGATGCCAGATTATTTTCTTACTAACTGGTATTTGTTTTGGAAGTTTCATCATCATTTTAAGAGTGTATAGAACCAAACCCGAATAAAAAAGGATTTTATTTGGAAAACACCCTAAGGTGGCTACTCTCGTTTATCTAATTTATTCTCTCTAGGAGAACCCACAGCTCACGGCCCCGATTGTCTTGTCAGCTTCCTGACCTTGAAAGGAGTACCCTGCGGTTCAATTTGTTTATCTGCATCTGTCGTAGCTACATTTGCAAGGGCTGGGTAATGGCCCCGTATTAATTATTATACACGCCTATTGCATTATTGCAAGGACTTATGATAGACTGCGTTATACGTTAGATATAGGTTACATATAATGTTAGACTTGATTACAACAGCTATTATTAGTGTTGGCTTCTTTACTGCTGGATTTGTATTGCGTCCAGTAATTAGTGAATACTTTAGCGCACCAATTAAAGATGATTTAAGAGGGGAAGACTATGGCTGCTGATAAATACAGAAGCTTTTTAGTTAGATTAACACCAAAGACAAGGGCTTTGTTAGATGCTGCACATGAGGACAAAGAGATGCCTCGCGCACATATTATTAACCAAGCATTGAAGGTTTATCTTAAAGAGTATAACAATGTCGATCTCAACGACAGAATTGATTCTCTTAACGTATGATACTCACCTTACCTTATCCACCATCCGTAAATACTTATTGGAGGGCAAATGGAAAACGACGTTTTATTTCAAAGGCTGGTATGGCTTTTAAAACGGCTGTCCAAGAATATGTCATTAACAACTCAGTTCCTAAGCTTGGCATTGCTAGGCTTCGCATGGACATTGTTATATGCCCTCGTAGCCGTCGTGTTTTTGATATTGATAATCTCCTTAAGGCTATTTTGGATGCCCTCATGGATGCTGGAGTATATGAAGACGATTCGCAGGTAGATGATTTGCATATAGTCCGTGGTGCAGCCTGTAAAGGTGGTGCTGCTGTTGTAGTGATAGAGGAAATAAATGGCTGAAAAAGAAGACAAGCGAAAGATTAAACGAATACCATCACTTAAAAACTATGGTGGCGTTCGTACTATCCAGAAGACGCTAGAGCGTTCTGCAACACTAGAGGCTAACCGTGAGGCTGTGTCTTATGCGTTGCTGACCATGGCTAACACAAACCTGACAGACATTATGAGCTGGGATGAAGATGGTAACATTAAAGTCAAAGCTTCAAAGGACATTCCTGAACACGCACTGCAAGCGATTAAGAGCATTAAGTCAACCACAAGGTATGACAAAGAAGGTAATCCTACAGCGACACTAGATATTGAGCTGTTTGACAAGATTGGCGTACTACGTTTACTAGCAAAAGCTTCTGGATTGCTTGACCAACAGCAAGAATCAGATAAACCATCGGTGATTGGTGTCAATATTGTAGCACCAGAACCTATAGACGTAGAGGCAGAAGATGGCGAAGACTAAAGAACGCAGCACCAAGGAAGTATCTTTTGATGGCATTACTCTAAACTTTAGTAAATCACCAGAGGTTTACAAGTTTTTACAAAATAATGACTTTGTTCAGGGGCTAATGGGGCCAGTAGGTAGTGGCAAATCCTATGCTTGCTGTGCAAAAATATTTATTAAAGCATTAGAGCAGACTGCATCTCCTATTGATAACGTTAGATACTCTAGGTGGGCAGTAGTTCGTAACAGTTATCCTATGCTAAAGACAACAACCATTAAGACATGGCTTGACCTTTTTCCTGAAGGTACGTTTGGCCCTATGTTATGGACACCACCCATTACTCACCACATACGCTTACCAGCTAAAGGTGATGCTGCTGGAATTGATTGCGAGGTTCTATTCCTTGCGCTTGACCAACCTAAAGACGTTCGTAAATTGCTATCGTTAGAACTAACTGGCGCATTTGTTAATGAAGCGCGTGAGTTACCTAAAGCTGTAATTGATGGACTAACCCACAGGGTTGGACGTTACCCTAGTAAACGTGATGGCGGGGCTAAATGGCATGGCGTGTTCATGGACACCAACCCTATGGATGATGACCATTGGTGGCATAGAGTAGCTGAAAAAGAAAAGGTTACAGGCAACTACGCATGGACATTCTTTAACCAGCCAAGTGGCGTAATTGAAGTTGATCCAGGCGATTTACCTGACAACCCTGAAGCTAATGACCACATCTTTGCATCTGGTCGATGGTGGAAGATTAACCCTAAAGCAGAAAACTTAACTAACTTACCTAATGGATACTACCAGCAAATGCTTGGTGGTAAAAACCTGGACTGGATTCGCTGCTACGCAGAAGGCAAATACACCTACGTGCAAGAAGGTAGACCTGTATGGCCCGAATATGATGACAACCTGATGTGTGCTGATGTTGAGTATGACGAATCACTCCCATTACAAATTGGTGTTGACTTTGGTTTAACGCCAGCGGCCGTAATTGGTCAGAGACTGCCTAACAACAGGTGGGTTGTACTGCATGAGATTGTTACTGAAGACATGGGCCTTGAACGATTTGGTCAGCAGCTACTTGCGGAGCTTAATGCTAAATACAGCAAAGCCCAGATTATGATGTGGGGCGATCCAGCTGGTATGCAGCGTGATGCAATTTATGAGGTTACCGCGTTTGATTACTTAAGAACACTAGGACTTCGCGCACAGCCTACACACTCTAATGACTTTAAGGTGCGTCGTGAAGGTGCTGCTGCACCTATGCAACGGCTGATTAGTGGCAAGCCAGGTCTTATTGTAAACAGGTCTTGCAAGATGTTAAGGAAATCTCTTGCTGGCGGCTATCATTTTAAACGCGTATCTGTTGGTGCAGGGCAAGAACGCTTTAGAGATATGCCAAACAAAAACGAACACTCCCACGTTGGGGATGCCTTTGGGTATTTAATGCTTGGCGGCGGCGAACATAAGCGTATGACCCGCAGCCCTCTTTCAAGTAGTAAGCCAATAGTGGCTAGAACGGTGATGACTGACTTTGATGTATTCGATACTTGATAATATTAATGAGCATCTTCCGAGAGTAAATGGAGTTACTTTTTCTAAGTTCTACATTGAGGATGCCTTTGCAATAGAAGGTGGAGAGTTTTCTGGACTGTCAACACAAAAGATGGTTGGCGTTAGAAAGATGCTAGATAATCAATCTAACCATGGATTTGCTGTTACCTGCCTTTTACATGGAGAGCCTGTTGCCGTATTTGGCTGTTGCAAGCTCTGGGATGGCGTTGGAGAGATGTGGTCTGTTATCGGAGACACCGCCAGACGTAGGCCAATTGCAACAACTAAGGTAGGAATTGCATTTACTGATATCTGCAAGCTATCTATGGACTTGCATAGATTGCAAATAACTGTTAAAACTACAGACTTAAGGGCTATAAAGTGGGCTAGAGCTATCGGGTTTATATCTGAATGCACTATGAAGCAGTATAGTATGGATAAATATGATTATGACTTAATGGTTAGGAGATAGTAATGGGTGGATTAATTGGTGGTAGTAAACCTGATACAAGTGCAGCAAAAGCGCAGATGGAGCAGCAACGGCGTGAAACAGAAAAGTTACGCGCACAAGCTGAAACAGATAAGCGAGATATGGCTGCTTCAGAAGCTTCTCGCAAAATGGCACGCACTCGTGGTGGTAGCCGCATGCTATTGTCAGAAGACCGCTTAAGTCCAGAAGAAGGACTGGACGACGAAACATTAGGGGCTTAATCATGGCCGAAAAAAATATTGATTTTAATGAAGCAAAAAAACTTGGACTTATTGCCCCTAATAAAATTGCAGAAGCAGAAACATTAAAGGCTGCTGGCGGTATTGGGACTTTTAGACCTCAGTCTTGGTGGAGCAACCAATTAAGCTCTCAAATAAATAAAACAAATTTTCAAGAAAAGTCTGGCTCAAAATTACAGATCAAGTCAATGGGCATGGATGGGGATCAATTTAGAGACGCTACTCCTTCGATGGGTGGTCAAACACTTCCATCAATGGGATTTGGACAAAAACCAAAAGAAGGCGTTGATTACAGAAATGTTGATACGTTTAAAGATGTGACATCTAGCACATTAAGCAAGATTACAGGGTCGTCTAAAAAACAAGTTGAAGATTTACAAAGGCAGTCTGGTGAACTTTCTGCACGGAAAAAACGTATAACAAGGTCGGCTAGTGGATTATTGTCTGGGGCTTCTTCTCCTGCAACATCATCATTATCTAAAGGCCCAATACTTGGTGGTGATGATCTTTTAAGTAAAAAAACAATGCTTGGGAAAAAAGGTGGAATGTAATGGCTGAAATGAGATTGAAACCAGAAGATGTATTAAAACGACACGAAATTGCTCTAACAAAAAAAGAGGACTTTCGTTCACTGTATGACGAGGCTTATGAGTTTGCGTTACCACAACGGAATCTGTATGACGGATACTACGATGGTAAAGTAGGCGGCAGTAAAAAAATGAATCGTGTGTTTGACGCGACGGCTATTAATTCTACGCAACGATTTGCAAACCGTATGCAGTCTGGCATTTTTCCTCCTCAGACAAAATGGTGTCGTCTTGAAGCTGGCACAGATATACCTACTGACCGTAAAGAAGAAGCGCAAGCAGCATTAGACGTCTATACAGAAAAAATGTTTGCTACTATTAAGCAATCAAACTTTGATATTGCCGTTGGTGAAGCATTGCTAGACCTTTGTGTTGGCACATCTGTAATGATGGTTCAACCAGGTGATGACATAACTCCAATTAACTTTATCCCTGTACCGCAATTCCTTGTTGCATTTGAAGAAGGTGCAAACGGTCAAGTTGACAATGTATACAGACGTATGCGTTTAAAAGGCGAGTCTATTAACCAGCAATGGTCAGACGCTAAAGTTCCAGCAGACCTACAAAAGAAAATAGACAACAAGCCTACAGAAGATGTTGAGTTTGTTGAAGCTACCGTCTTTGATGCTAAACGTGGCGACTATTGTTACCATGTTATTCACAAAGAATCTAAAGCAGAGATCGTCTACCGCAGAATGAAATTTAGCCCGTGGGTTGTATCTCGTTACATGAAAGTTGCTGGTGAAATTTATGGCCGCGGTCCGTTAATTACAGCACTGCCAGATATTAAAACACTAAACAAAGTGCTTGAGTTAGTGCTAAAGAACGCCTCACTTGCTATTGCTGGCGTTTATACAGCTGCTGATGATGGGGTTCTTAATCCTAATACAGTTACCATTGCACCAGGTGTAATTATTCCTGTTGCACGTAACGGTGGCCCACAAGGCGAATCCTTAAAAGCGTTGCCACGAGCAGGTGATTTTAATGTATCTCAAATTATTATGAATGATTTGCGCATGAACATTAAATCCATTTTATTGGACGAGTCATTACCACCAGATAATATGTCGGCACGCTCTGCTACTGAAGTTATTGAACGTATGAAACAATTATCACAAAACTTAGGCTCTGCGTTTGGCCGTTTAATAAACGAAACAATGGTTCCATTAGTAGAGAAAATTCTACAGATTATGGATGAACGTGGCATTATTGATTTGCCGTTGCGTGTTAATGGTCTTGAAATTAAAGTAACTCCCGTTTCACCATTAGCTATGTCACAAAACATGGATGATGTACAAAACATTTTGCAATACGCCCAAATTGCACAGCAAGCTGGTCCCGAAGGTCAGATGATGCTTAAGACAGATATGCTATTAGATTTAGTTGCAGACAAAATGGCTATACCACAATCTGTTAGAAACTCACAAGCAGAGCGTCAGATAATGAAGGAGCAAATGGCACAACAAGCTCAACAAATGGCACAAGAACAGCCAGAACTTGCTGGACAAGTAGCTGAACAAGCCATCAAACAAGGGGGCGTAATGTAATGAGTGAAGGATGGGAAGGATTAGAAACCCAACAAACAGACGTTCGTGATGAAATGCAAAGGCGAGAAGACTTAAATAAATTATGTTTTCGCGTACTTGCATCATCAGAAGAAGGTAAAAAATTAATGGCTTGGTTACGCCAGACCATTATAGAACACCCTGTTGCCGTACCAGGAGCTGACCCAAGTTATGCGTTTTATCGCGAGGGTCAATGTAGTGTAGTACGGGATTTAGAAAATCGTATTAAATTAGCGAAGGAAAATAAATAATGGATGAAACTAACCAACCCCAAGACGGAGAGCAACCCGTTGAAGGCTTATTGGATAATATTACAAGTGAATCAACTGAGGAAATCGAAACATCTAATGACATTAGTCATTTAAAAGAAGACCCAATCGAAACACCAGCAGAAAGACCAGAGTGGCTTCCAGAAAACTTTTGGAAAAAAGACGATGCAACTCCAGACATGGAAGCTATGGCTAAATCATGGACAGACTTGCGGAAACAAATTAGTCAAGGGAATCACAAAACCCCCGAAGATGGCAATTATGACATGTCATCATTTTCAAGCACTCCAGAAGATGACCCTGTTCGTGGCCACGTTGCCGCATGGGCAAAAGAATATGGATTAAGTCAAGCGGCATTGGATGGATTAGTTGGCCCTATTGTTGAAATGACTGGCCAGAAACAAGAGCAAATACAGTTTGACGCTGCTGCTGAGAAAAAATCATTAGGCCCTAACGCTGACAGCATGATAAAAGGCATGACAGAATGGGGTACAGGATTAGTTAATAAAGGCATTTGGGGTAAAGATGACTTTGAAGAATTCAAAATTATGGGGGGGACTGCAAATGGCATTAAAGCATTAATGAAATTGCGTGAAACTTATGAAGGTAGAATTCCTACAAATTCAGCTCCTATTGATGGCGCGCCATCTAAAACTGAGCTTAACTCCATGGTAGCAGATCCTAAATATCAAACAGACCCAGCTTACCGACAAAAAGTAGAACGACTGTTTAATCAAGTGTACGGAGATTAATAAATAGAGTTACAGCTCTGCGAAAGCATCTGCTTGAAGACCTCGCAAGAGGCCGCTAGGGTTAGGCTGAAAACATGTCCCTAGCGCACTAACACAAGTATTTTATATAAATATTAAAATACTATTGCATTATATATAATAATGTGATATAAACTCAGTGTGGCATATCACATTCGTGACCCACAATGCAAGATAACTTGACGTATGGCTAACGTAATTAGCAAGCAATGGCCCGCTCCGCGGCATACCACAGCACAAAAAAACTTTATATTAAACCGTTACAGGAGATACAAAAATGAGTATTGCATTGTCAAGCGCATTTACCACCCTCTTTGACGCAGAAGTTAAGCAAGCATACCAAGGTAAAGCTCAATTGGTAGGTGCTGTACGTCAGCGTCGTGGAGTCGAAGGTTCTACAGTTAAATTCCCAAAAGTTGGTCGTGGCGTTGCTACACCTCGCATTGGTCAAACAGATGTTACGCCATTAAACGTTGGCTTTTCAAACGTAACATTAACATTAGAAGACTGGATTGCTGCTGAATACAGCGACATCTTCAGTCAACAAAAAGTAAACTTTGATGAACGTTCAGAGCTTGTTCAAGTTTTAGGCAATGCTATTGGCCGTCGTCAAGACCAATTAGTTCTTGCTGCGTTAGCTGCATCAGGCACATCACTAGCTGTTGGCAACGACGTTGGTGGTACTGATACCAACATGAACGTAGCTAAACTACGCCAAACAAAAGGTTTAATGGACAAGAACAACGTTCCTCCAACTGACCGTCACATGATTATTCATTCAAATGGTTTGCAAGCTTTGTTAGCTGAAACAGCTGTTACATCTTCTGACTTTAACACAGTTAAAGCATTAGTAAATGGCGAGCTAGATACATTCTTAGGCTTTAAATTCCATGTAATTGGCGATCGTGATGAAGGTGGTTTAGCAATTGACGGTTCATCAGACCGTACATCTTTTGCTTTCCATAAAGATGCTATTGGCTACGGCGAAGGTATTGCACCAAAAACAGAAATCAACTATGTACCAGAAAAAACATCATTCTTGGTAGCATCTATGTTTTCTGCTGGCGCAACAACTATTGACGCTGAAGGCATTGTGTCTATTGTTGCTCGTGAATCTTAAGGAGAATAGATAAATGGCTTATTCATCAACTGGTTTTTCAACCATCGCGGCATCTAAAGCTGGTAATTCACCAGCAATGTATGCTTACACAACAACAGACGCACTTGCGGATGTCAACACAGCTGGCTACTTTAACGCTTTATCTGGCCAGCTAAGTGTAGGCGATTTAATCTACGGTGTAACATCAACAGGCACTACTGCTGTTGCAGCATTATATTACGTTCTTTCTAACGCTGCTGGCGTTGTAGACGTAAATAATGGTACAGTATTGGCTAACACAGATTCTGACTAAGTAATAGTTGTAATTTAGCTACCCTGCATAACGTGGGGTAGCTACTCTTATATGTAAAGGTTAATATGGCAAGCGGAAACTCAGCTTTATCAATTTGCTCTGACGCATTATTGATGCTCGGTGCTAAACCAATTTCATCTTTTACCGAAGGCACTGACGAAGCATCTGTCTGTGACCGACTATACCCAGATCTTAGAGATCAAGCTCTTATGGTTTATCCATGGAGTTTTTCTTTTAAAAAAACGCAATTAGCAAGACTAGTAACAACCCCAACAAACGAATATAAGTATGAGTACCAAATGCCAGCAGATAGACTTGGTGCGCCAAGAGCTGTGTATAACTCAGGCGGATTAAATCAAGTTCCAATTACGGCTTACCGTATTATGGGTTCTAAGTTATTAACTAACCAAGAAGTTATTTACGCTGATTATCAATACTCAGTTCCTGAATCTGAGATGCCAGTATGGTTTGTACAGCTTCTTAAATATCTAACCGCAGCGCACATTGCATACCCTATTACTGACCAGTTAGACAAGGCTAATTACTGGAGAGTTATAGCGGTTGGTACGCCAGGCGACAATAGCCGTGGTGGATATATGCGTACAGCAATGAACATTGACGGGATGAACCAGCCAGTAAATAGTATCAAAGACTTTTCACTTACTCAAGTAAGGAATTAAATGGCTCGATTTGTCACAGTGCAGACAAACTTTACTAGCGGTGAGCTAGACCCGTTGCTACGCGCTCGCGTTGACTTAGCAACTTACGGAAACTCCCTAGAAAAAGCTACCAACATTATATGTCAGCCACAAGGCGGAATTACTCGCAGACCTGGCACCCGCTATTTAACAGCACTTCCAAACACTGGAGCCGAATCAGCTGCTAATGGGTCAAGGTTGGTATCGTTTGAGTTTTCTACTGTTGACAGTTACATGTTGTGCTTTACTCATAACCGTATGCACGTATTTAAAAATGGTGCTTTAGTTGAAGACATTAACGGAAGCGGTAACAATTACCTTGCATTAACTTTGCCAGCAGCATCTTTAAACGAGATTTGTTGGACACAATCCGCTGATACATTAATTGTTGTACATGAAGACATTGCCCCCATTAAAATAGTTCGTGGTGGGTCTGACGCAACATGGACAGCAAGTACATTAGTATTTGCTAGTGTGCCTAAATATGCGTTTACTGTAACAACTGCTAATCCAGCAGGAACAATTACACCCACTGCTGTTTCAGGCAAGGTAACAATTAACGCATCTAGTGGTGTTTTTATTGCAGGACATGTTGGACAATACATCAATGCATCTCCACAAGGTAGGGCAAAGATTATTGAGTACAAAAGTGCTACCCAGGTAAACGTAGTAACAGAGTTTCCGTTCTTTAGTACATCGGCCATTGCTAATGGAGACTGGGACTTAGAGACTGGATATGAAGCAGTATGGTCTGCTACTAAAGGCTATCCAAGAACAGTAACATTCCATCAGGGCCGTTTATATTTTGGTGGCAGCAAATCAAGACCGTCTACTATATGGGGTTCTAAAGTAGGGTTGTTTTTTGACTTTGAAGGAACAGAAGGCTTTGATGATGACGCGGTAGAGGCAACGTTAGATACTAATACTTACAATGCTATTACTGACATGATATCTACAAAAGATTTGCAGGTATTTACTACAGGTAGTGAGTTCTTTGTACCGCAACAAGGTCTAGAACCAATTACTCCATCTGCGTTTTTCTTAGCAACTGCTGGTAGGAATGGTAGCAAGCCTGGCATTAGAGTTCAACAGCTAGAGTCTGGCGTTATGTTTATTCATCGCCAGGGTAAAATGTTAAATGAAGTGGCGTACAACGATACTGCATTAACATATTTGACAAGTAAGATTTCATTACTAGCTGGACATTTGCTTAAAAATCCAAAACGCATTGCACTTAGACGTGGTATTAACACAGACGAAAACGATTTGTTGTTTATTGTTAATGAGCTAGATGGAACTATAGCAGCCTTTTCGCTTATACGTTCTCAGAATGTTATTGCCCCTTCAGAGTTTATTACAACTAATGGCCAATTTACTGAAGTTGGAATTGATATTGATGACATCTATACTGTTGTAAAACGCACAATTGAAGACGTTGACCAATACTACATAGAAAAGTTTGAAAAAGGATTGTTGACAGACTGCGCTACAACAGGAGGTGCTGTATCATCTGTATCAGCTCCACAAGTCGCAGGAGAGACCGTAAATCTTTTATTGGATGAATTGGTTCAATCAAATGAGATTGTCGCTTCTGGAGGTGCTGTGAGCATCCCTAGGGCATCTACTGCTAGCTTTGAGGCTGGGCTGCCAATTATGGTTGAAGCTAGAACGATGCCAGTTGAAATGGACATGAGAGCTGGCACTAGGATTGGCTTTAAGAAACGTATTGTTGAAGTTAATGCTATGGTTTTAAATACCCAGCACATGGAGATTAATGGTAAACTTGTGCCATTTAGAACATTTGATACGGCTGGCATGTTAGATTCAATTATTCCAGATTTTACAGGAACTAAAGTTATCCATGGCATACTAGGCTATAGCACTGATGCTAGAATTACAGTTACACAATCCCTTCCATTAAAGTTTACTTTACTTGGTATGGAATATAAAATAGCGGTCAATCGGGGGACTTAATATGGCAGCAGCAATTCCTTTCATAACAGCAGCAGCTCCTTATATAGCAATGGGTTCATCTGCTTTATCTGCTTTTGGTTCAATACAACAAGGCAAATCTCAAAATGAAATGTATAAATTGCAAGCACAACAAGCTAAATTAAAAGCTAGTCGTGATGCTTTGCAATATGAGCAACAAGCAAATATGTTGTTTGAGCGTATGATTCAAACAAATGCAACAGCAGCAGCCAAAGGGTTTGCTGGTGGAGCGCAAGGCTTTAGTGGTTCTACAAAACTCATACAAGAAAGAAATAAAAAAGTGGCTGGTAGAGATATTCAAATTATGAATCAGTCTAGCGCAGCTGCAATTTCATTTGGGGATTCTCAATCATCAATATACAAAGCTGCTGGGAAGCAAGCTAGATCCAGCTCTTATTTTGATGCTATTGCTAAATTAGGAACTGCTGCCTACTCTTACGGGCAAACCGCATCTGGTTCAGTTGACGCAGTAAAACCTGTGCCTTCAAACTTCCAGACAACAGATTACTGGAAAGGCATTACTTAATGGCTGGGTTACCTAAGTACCAACAAACAGGCAGGGTTACCCCTGATATGCCACAGCTTGATTTTGCTAATGTAAAAGAGGCTTTTCGCACATCCCAAGCAATGACAAAAGGGCTTGACAAAATATCATCTTTTGCATTTGAAAAAATGGGAAAGCAAGCAGAAGAAGACGCAATTAAAAATGCTATTATTCAGCCATTAACATTAGAGCAAATCCAACAAGCAAATCAGCGTGGTGAAAGTGTTTCGGATTTATTAAATCAAGTTGGTGGCGGTGAAATATATCAAGACACTTATCGTAAAATTCAAGGAAAGCAACTACGGTCAGAGCTTGAAATTACAGCTCAACAAGCATTATCTTCAATTCAATCACAGGTTACTCTTGGTCAAATTAATGACGTTAATGTAATTAGCAGTAAATTTGATTCTATTGTCAGCGGGTTTTCAAAACCATTAGCAGAGCTATCTCCAGAAGAAGCTGTTAGCTTCAAACAGTCAATGGCTGTAACTGCAAATACATTTTTTAAAGAATCATTAAAAACGTTAGAAAAAAGAACGTTTGCATATAACAAAGTTTTATCTGAAGAGAATTTTGATTATTCTATTGATTCTGCAAAGGCAATGATAAATACTACATTAGAGCCTGAAATGTTAAAAGAATCTAAAATATCGCTAGGGCTAAGAGTATTTGAGCAAGCGTTAGGTGGTGGTGAAGATTTTGCTATCGGTCAATTAGACAAGTTTAATAAAGCATGGGACACAACAATTGCTAACAAATTTGAAGAAATTATCTTTGCAGATGGATATGCACCTAAATTAGAATCTGGTTTGCCAGACTTTAACGCAACAATGGAAAGGCTTGATGACGGGGACTTAGGTGAGGCTTCAGAGCTATGGAAGGAATATCCACAAGATGAAAAAAATGCCATAAGAAAAGAAGTCCATAGTAAATTAATAAACGATTACTCTGCGTTTAATCAAACAAAAGCAATTAACAAAGAAGCTGAAGAAGAAGTTGCTAGGGTTCAGGTAGCTAAATTGGTAAGTAATGAATACCCACGAGCCGAAGCTAGAAAAGTCGCAGAACAATTATTTATAGCGGGACACCTTACTCAAACGCAATTTGATGAAATAATGAATCCAACGCCTAAAGCAGTTGTATTGTCAAACCAACAAGAAATTTTATTGAACACGGCAAGAAGCGATATTGCTAATGGGCGCATAACATCTATATCCCAAATGATTGACAGGTATGGAGATAAAATTCCTTTAGCTAAATTATCTGCACTATATCCGAAAATTGGGAATGCGGATTATAAAGAATCTGAAAAAAAGTTAATTCAAGTATCAGGTCTAGATGTTGACCCTTATATGAAGTCTGAAGAAACAAGAAAAAACAATTTATTTTACAGAAACGGCTTGGGAAAAAAATTAGAACTAACTAATAAAGATGGAAGTTTTGTTTACAACTCAAGAACGGATGCATTAAATGATTTAATTGAAGAGAGAAAAACAACAACTGCCTACTCTGACGCTTTAACAAATCAGTACAGTAAGTTTACTGAATTGGCACAAGAAAGATTTAACCCTGACAATGGTGGGTTTGACGCGTGGTTAGAAAAGCAAGACTTTAAGTCTACCAAAGTATTGTCTTTAACAGCTACGTATAAAAAGTATCAAGCAGCAAGAGTAATAACCCGCATGGGATATCAAGAACTTATAGAGAAACATCCAGAACTGGTTAAATGAAAGCATAAGATTATATGAGTTTAGAACAAGATATTATTGATGGCTATTTAGAATCTCTGCAACCAAGAGTAACTGAAGAGAAAACTAATGCTATGTCAGACGCAATTGGCATAGGCGATATTGGGCAGGTAGTTACTGAAGTAGTATCTGATGGCATGGCTGGAGTTCAAAGTGATTTTGAAGAAGACCCTGTAGACGCTGTTTATGCAACAGGGAAAGGGGCTGTTCAAGGAACTGTAGGCTTACCAGGGGATTTAATTATGATAGCTCGGGGAGTCGCTGAAATTGTACAAACGCCAGAAGGTAAAAGCAAGTGGGATGCGTTTATAGCTGGCACTGAAAAATCAACAGGGCTTCCAACAGCTATGGATATTAAAACGTTTTTAGAAGATACCGTTGGATTGCCAGAACCAGAATCAGAAAATGCAGAGTTGCTTGGAGAATTTATTGCTCCCCTACCTGCGGTAACAACAGCTGTAAAAAAAACAGCTAAAGTAGCTAAAAAATTAAAGGTTAAATAATGATTGATAATTCAATTAAGTCCAAAGTTAATGAGATGATTGGTTCTGAAGAACCAGAGCCTAAAGAGAATTATTCTCAATCAGAATCGGTTTTCACCGGTGAGAGCGAAAAAGTTGCTGGAGTAGGCAAGGCAGCTATTAGTATGGTAAAAAAACTTTCTGTGATTAAGGAAAGTAGAAAACTTCAACCTACAATTAAAAAGATTAGTGCAAAAGAAAAATTAGAAATTGCAAAAACGGCAGATGATATTAAAAATCAAACCGAAGCTAAAGAATTAATTGAAGCAACAACTCAACCTGCTGACGACCTTGCATTGACGGAAGTAACTCTTGGAGCTACAGAAAATGTGCAGCCTAAACCTATTGACATTAATAAAAAATTAGACCAAGAACCCATTATTACGCCAGAAGAATTAAATTCTGCTATTAAAAAATCAAAGAAAAAATTAAAAAAATTACCTAAAGTGGTTGAAGGTGAGAATTTACCTAAAGAGTTATTACCACCAGACCAAGTGTTTAACTTAGCTAGGGCTGGCGATTTAGCCCCAGCTTTAGATGCTATTGCTTCACAAGCAAATATTGTAACAAAAAATGTATCATATACCGATATTGCAAAAAAAATAGAAGGCAAAGGATTTGACTCAGATTTTATTAAACAGCTTACTGGCGGCAATGTAAACGTTACTCCTGAAAACTCATACAGGGTTGTTCTTGCTGAGGAATGGAGTGCAAAACAGCTTAATGACATTGGTACAAAAGTTCTTAATGGTGTTGCTACTAATGATGACTATCAGACAGCAGTAAAAGCAATTGCTTTTAATAGCTTAGTGTTGCGCTCTGTAAAAGGATATGGAACAAATTTAGCTCAATCATTTGGTATATTAAAAATGAGGCCAGTAGCAGGTGTTGAATTTGAACAAATAAATGACGTATTCAAATCAAAAGAAGACATAGAAAGATTCTTTAAAGTTCATAAAGCTAATGAAGGAAACCCAGCTAAACAAAGAAAACTTATTGATGCTGCTGCTACTGGAAAAATGCAAGGTATGCTTGGCACACTTGTTAGCGGTATGGTTTCAGGCACAGCAACGTTAGGCAGGATTGTTGCAGGTGACCTTCCAAGAGTGGCGCTTAGACCAGCAGAAACGCTTGGAGCTTGGGGTGTTGGAAGCGTCAGGGGTCTTGTTGGTATCGGCTCTAAAAATAAAGCTTATGCAGGGGAAAGCATTGCACAAATTGCATCCTTACATGCTGGAATTAAACATGGACTTGGTGCAGCTAGTTATGCTTGGAAAAACAAAACATCTGGTATTGGTGGGCGGAATCGCCTTGATATGCAAGTAAGGCCAGATTTTTTTGACATTGACCCAGCATCAAATCCAATAGTTAAATTTATGGCTGGTTCATATAACTTTGCATCTGCCTATGGTGGACGTTCAGTTTTAACTGTGAGTGAGTTTACTAAAGGAGTACATTACCAAATGGGGTTAGAATCCCTTGCTATGCGAAAAGGCATTGCAGCACAAGAGTTAGCAATAGATTTAGGCAAGACGGAAGACGAAGCTTTTGATGCGTTTACTCAAGCCAGCAGAGAAACATTTGAAAATCCACCAGATGACGTTTTGCAAGAAGCTCGTTATTGGGGACTTGAATCAAAACCTGACACTAACACTGCTGCTGGTAAAACCACCGAAGTGTTAGACAAACTTACGTCAATGAAGAATCCAATTGGGGTAATGATGAAAGCACATATGCCTTTCTTAGTTACTCCAATGAATGATTTTATTCAAGCTGTAAATCGAACTCCATTAAAGGTTCTTTATGATGCCCCAAGTGCGCTTTATAAAGCGTTAGATGGCGCACCAGATTATGTTTCAGACTTTCAAAAAAACCTTATTAAAACTAAAGATGATATCTTAAAGGATTTAAATTCTGGTGATTATCTAAAAAGAGATTTAGCAACTTCTCGCGTAGCTATTGGCACAGGGGCAATTGCAATGTGTGCTAACTATGCGTTAGAAGGTAATACTACTGGATCTGGTCCTTCAGATAAAGCTGAGAGAGAAAGGTGGTTGGCACAAGGGGCATTGCCTTTTTCAAGAGTTGAGGATATTTCAAACTCAGAGGGCTTATCTTATGAAGCCCGTATGAAAATTGCTGAAGCTAAATTTGGGCAATCAAACAACTGGAGCTTAGGCACGGGGGAGTATGAAGGTAAATTATTTAGATCGTATTCTGGATTAAGTACAGTTGGTTACTGTCTTGGGATTGGTGCAATTTACGCAGAAAATGTGAACAAGTTAGAAGAAGGTGATGTGCTTGGAGCTGCTGCTGCTGCAATTCTTGGGATGTATTCAGTTGCTTTAGAACAGCCTATGCTTCAAGGTATTCAGGAGTTTGGGTCAAGCATCCCTAAATTATTTGCTTCTGAAACAATATTTACCGATGCAATTAATAATTCTATGGCGTGGGCTGTTGATAACGGCTGGAACGCTATTGTTCCAATGAGTGGTTTAAGAAAACAACTGTTTCAAAATCTTGACCCAACCAAACGTGAATATCCTGTTGACCCTGATTTGCCTAACGGAATTGCTGGAATTGTTGCTGGGTATGGGCAGCAAATGGATTTAACATCTGGCACAAGCTACGGAACACCAACTAAAACTATATTTAATGAAACTGAAAAACATTTAAATTCAATTTCTGGCATGAGGGTTTCAGCAGGTAAGGAAGATAAAGCATTTGAAATAATGACATTGGCTGGAGTCGATTCTAAAAAGCCACCAAAAACTTTTGAGCAAACTGTTAGAGTAGAAATTAATGGGGAAACAAGAGAAATCCCAGCGTCTGTTAAATTGTCAGCTGATGAATATGATAAGCTATTAGAACTTGCTAACCAAGAAAATTCAAAAGGATTTACTTTGAAGCAACAGGTTGTTAATATTGCAGATAAATCTCATTTTATAAACGGGACTGCGGATGGTAGAGAAAAAGCAGTAGAAAGCATATTTCAAATAGCATTTGAAAAGGCAAGGTATGAACTATATAATGGTGACAGCGAACAGTCATTTGCTTTAAGACGCAGGATTCAAGAAAAAGTTAATGAAATTAAACGCACACTGAAACGACCAAGCGGAGTAAATTAAGAATGGCAGATTATCCAATAAGTAACGTAGCAAGACGAGTAGTCTACACTGGTTCAGCTGGTGCAGGACCGTATGCTTTTGAGTTTGAAGTGCTGATCAACACAGATATTAATGTGTATCAAGACGATGTACTTCTAACATTAACAACAGACTATACGGTAGCAATTAGTTCCACTTTGGGAACTGGCTCAATTACATTGGTCGTTGCAGCTGCTGATACTAATCGTATTACTATTGTTGGTTCACGAGCTATAGAGCGCACTACTGACTTTACTACTGGCGGAGACTTTTTTGCTAACACTCTTAATGATGAAATGGATTCTCAGACAATCCTAGTGCAACAGGTTGCTGAGAGTGCAGAGCGTTCTATTAAAGCTCCTCTTACTGACCCCACTACGATAAACATGACGTTGCCAATCAACACTTCTCGTGCTGGCAAGACATTGGCATTTGATGCTAACGGCGATCCTGTTCCTGGGGACCCTATTGGTAACTGGCGTGGAAACTGGGCTGCTGGTATATCTTTTCAGAATCGTGACATTGTTAAAGATACTACTAATAGTAACGTTTATCTTGCTACAACAGCTCATGTATCCAGTGGTGCATTACCAATCAGTACAAATACCGACGTTGCAAAATGGTCATTGGTAGTTGATGCAGCAGCAGCAGGAGCAGCACAAGCAGCAGCGGAGGCAGCACAAGCAGCAGCAGAAACGGCTGAAACAAATGCAGAGACTGCCGAAACAAATGCAGAAACTGCTGAAACAAATGCAGCATCTAGTGCTTCTACAGCTACTACTCAAGCAGGAATTGCTACAACTAAAGCTAGTGAGGCAAGCGCATCTGCATCTGGGGCATCTACATCAGCGTCTACAGCTACAACACAAGCTGGCATAGCGACAACAAAAGCAAGTGAGATAACAACCTTAACTACATCTACATCTACAGTATCAGTTGGTGGCTCTGCTACATCTAGTTACGATTCAGGTACGGGTGTACTAAGTTTAGGGCTTCCTACAGGTGCTACAGGTGCTACAGGTGCTACAGGGGCTGACTCTACAGTAGTAGGACCTACAGGACCCACAGGGCCTACAGGGCCTACAGGACCTACTGGAGCCGACTCAACCGTGGTTGGCCCTGCTGGAGCTGATGGAGATGCTCTTCCAAGCCAGACAAGCAACGCAGGTAAGTTCTTAACTACTAATGGTACAGCAACTTCTTGGGGAGTATCTTCAGCAGGGAGCATTACAAATGCTGGAGGGTGGAATGTAACTCCCAGTGGAACAACGCTATATTTTAACTACGCTGGAACTAATGTAGGTAAAATGGATTCAAGTGGAAACTTTACTGTAATAGGTAGCGTTACTTCATTTGGTACAGTTTAATTTCTTAATTAAGGATTAATAAAAATGTCAGTAAAATTAGACGAAAATGGAGTATATTTCCCAGATGGGACATATCAAACATCATCAGCATACGATACATTTAAAAACGCTCAAACATTTACCTCGTCTGGCACATGGGTTGCGCCAGCTGGAATATATCGAGTTCAATTAACTATGTTTGGCGGTGGCGGCAAAGGTGGTAATGGTTCGCAATACAGCAGTTCTGGAAGTACATTTTATTCTGGTGGTGGTGGTGGTGGTTCTGCCGCTGTTATTTGGAACTATCGAGCAGATGTTGTTCCAGGCACAACATATACAGTAACCGTTGGAGCAACTAATTTAGCGTCTAGTTTTGGTGCGCTCGTTTCTGCTAACCCAGGGGTTGCTGGAACAAATGCATCTGGCTCTACTGCTGGCTCTGGTGGCGGTGGGGGTTCTGCACTAGATGTGTCTGCACAAGAAATAACTACAACGGTTGAAAGAACAACTACCCCTCTATCCTTTGCTGGTAATACAGGTGGGGGGCCAATAGCGAACAGCAAGACAACTTCATCGCTAGGTGGTAATGGTGCAGCAACACCATTTTATAATTATGCTGGTGCAACTGGACGGGCTGGCGCATCTGCTACTGCTAATACTGGGGCAGGCGGAGCTGGTAAAGGGGGTTCAGCAGGAGTTGGTGGTGATGGCGGATCTGGTTTATTAATTATTCAATGGTAGAATTTTATGTATGAGAATATAAAAAAAGACTTAACTACATACGTCAATCTTAATTCATATCAAAACAAATCTATTGTGTGCATTATCCCTACTAGGGGTAGTGTTGATGTGCAAGTTGTAGATTCTTGGTTTAAATTAATTACTCCAGTCAATCATAATTTCACAAAGTTGTTTATGGCAAACGGCACAGTAGATGATGCGTATAATACAGGAGTCCAGCTCATATTGAATGACCCAAAGTTATCATCTTCTAGGTTTTTATTAACAATGGAAGATGATAACTTGCCGCCGCCAGATGGAATTATAAAGTTAGTTGAATCTTTCCTAAAGCATGAGCAATCTGGTGATAAGTATTGGGCGATCTCTGGGGTCTATTGGACAAAGCCATCAAGGGATTGCATTGAGCATGCTCCAATTGCATGGGGATGCCCACATACTGGAGAATGGAACATGGATGTTCCCCCTATTTCCGAAGATGAAAACATAACTCAGTGTTGTTTAATTCCACAAGGGTTTACACTATATGATTTGGACTTGTTTAGAAGAATAGAATATCCATGGTTTAAAACAGTAGAGCATAAACCAGAGCAAGATATAGATTGGCAACCAGGGGAAACTCAGGATTCATACTTCTTTAAAAAAGTATGGGATGCTGGTTATAAAGTTGGTGTAAGGGGCGATGTAAAAGTCGGTCATATTGATTCACAAACAAGACAAATATGGTAAAGGAAATATAGATGGCAATCACAACAGCAGGTAATGACTATATTATTTTAAGTAAGGATGACATTGTAATTTCTTCATTCAAGGGCAGGGACTTGCCTGAGTATAATAAAGATATGTTAAATGTTATTGATGTAACTTCTATGGATGTTAAACCATCAATTAACTGGAAGTATGTTCCTGATAGCAATTCATATACTCCAGCTATTGAGCCAACAGAAGCTGTCATTGATGAAGTTATAGTGCCTACACCTAAAGAAAAGATTTATAAAAAATATATGGATAGCATCTTATCCGATGTTCAATACATGGGTCACACATTTAACTTTCACCAAAATACTTATGCCCATATAACTGGGTATGCTGCATGCGCAAATATTACAGGGAAGCTGCCTATTAATTTCTATTGGCTTAATAAACAAAATCAAAAAGTCCCAATGACACTTGAGGAGTTCACAGGTTTTTGTGAATTGGCAGCAAATATTGTATTTAATAATTTTGAGATTTATGTACAAGATAAGGTAAATTTATAATAAATGTTTATTGATGTTATCTGCCGAGGTAAAATGTCTTGGATTGTACAGGATATTTCAACTGACGAAAAAAATGAATTTATATTCTTCGATGATACGATGGATGGGCGTAAGAATACAAAGGAAAGCACAAGCCAAAATGTTTTTGTTGCTAATGGCGACCCTTACTTTAGAAAAGAGTATTACAACTTTTATAAAGACAGAAACCATGTTAAGTTTATAAGTAACATTGCGGCGGTTTCAAACTACTCAACAGTAAAGGATGCTGCTTTTTTAAACAACTACTGTTCAGTGGGGGCATTAGCTGAAATAGGTTTTGCTAGCTGGGTGCATTCATTTAGCAACATAGATGTTGGAACTAAGATTGGTGACTATTGCAGGGTGGGAAGTAATGTTCATATTGCAGAATATGTAACTATCGGAGATTGCGTTGTAATTGGGTCTGGCTCTGTTATAGTCCCTAGGGTATCTGTTGGTAATAACTGTAGAATATGTGCTGGCACAGTTGTCACTAAATCATTTGGAGATAATTTAGTTTTAGCTGGCAAGCCAGCTAGGGCAATCAAGAAAAATATAGAAGAGTAAATATATGAATGAAATGATTTCTGTGTTTGGTTCTGACATTGGTAAAAAAGAAATTGACAATGTAACAGAATGTCTTGAAAGCCAATGGCTATCCCTAGGTAAAAAAGTATCTGAGTTTGAATTAAAGTTTAAAAATGCTTATAACTTATCATCATTTGCTATGGTGGACTCTGGATCAAATGCTTTATTTATGGCAATTAAATTACTTGATTTGCCAAAATGTTCTGAAATTATAATCCCAAGTTTTACATGGATTGCATGCGCCAATGCTGTAGTTATGGCTGGACACAAACCAGTTTTTTGTGATGTTGATTTAACAACAATGAATGTTACAAGGGAGCATATTGAAAATAAGATAACAAATAAAACCGCAGCAATTATGGTAGTTCACTATGCTGGCCTTCCTGTTGATATGGATGAAGTTAAAAAAATAGGGCTTCCAATTATAGAAGATGCAGCACATGCTGTTGATAGCGTGTACAAAGGACAACCATGTGGCAACATTTCTGAAGTTGGGATATACAGCTTTGGCTCTGTTAAAAATCTGGCTGCTGGAGAAGGTGGTGGGTTAGCGGCAAAAAACCCAAGTCTAATAGAGAAGGCAAATAAGCTGAGATATTGTGGAGTTGGTTCTTCTAGCTTTTCTCAATCCTCAACAAAAGAAAGATGGTGGGAATATGATATAAGTGAACCGTTTATAAAAATGATTCCTACAAATATATCTGCCTCTATTGCGCTTGCTCAACTTGATAGGATTAATGAGCTACAACAAAGACGCAAGGATGTTTGGCAGTATTATCAGGACTCGTTACGCAATGTTACCCTCCCAGTAAATGCTAACGATGGGGATAGGCATTCCTATTTTACATATAGCATAAGGGCAAAAAATAGAGACCAATTAGCTAGATACTTATTAAATGAAGGAATCTATACTACACTTAGGTTTCATCCTTTACATTTAAATTCTATCTATAATCAGACTAATGTTAAATTAGACAATTGTGAATTACTAAATGAAGATTGTCTAAGCATTCCTTTACATCCAAGGTTGACGGATTCTCAAGTTCAAAAAATAGTAGAACGTATTAATGCATTTCAATGATTAAAAAGTTATTAAGATTTAAAATACCAGTATTTACTCTGGGGTCTATAATTGGGTTAATCATTTTATGGGAACCACTATATCTTTTCGTATCTTTATTATCGTATTTTTTACTTGCTATCGTTGGACACTTTATTGGTTTACATAGATACTATAGCCATTCTAGTTTTGAGTGCAACAAACCTATGGAATACTTTATATGGCTATGTAGTTTTATGTCTGGAATGGGAGAACCAATAGGTTATTCTCAAGTCCACATCAGGCATCATATACATTCAGACACTCCAAAAGATTTATTACACCCAACAACCCATCCATTTATGACTTGGATAGGGCAAGGTTATCTATACTCTGAATATATTGATCATTCAAAAGTTCCAATCAATAAAAGGTTAATATGTAATAAGTTTTACTTGTTTGTAAATAAACACTACATTAAACTTTACTATACATTTTTATTACTATGTGCTTTGTGCAGTTTAAACTTTACACTTTACTTTTTAATTATAGGAGTAACCTTAAGTTCCCATAGCGCACATTTAGTTAATATATTATGTCATAAATATGGAAGCAGAAACTTTAACACTAAAGACTATAGTACAAATTTAAGGTGGGTTAATTGGATAACTCTTGGAACTGGTTTGCATAATAATCATCATGCATTTCCATATTCATATACACATAAAATAAAAGAAACTGAACAAGACCTTTCTGCGTGGATTATTAAAAATGTATTAGCAACCAATGTTGTTAATGTAAATAGAAAAAAATATGATAAATAAAAACAATCTTGTAAAAGCAATTATGATGTCTGGTAATAGTGCCGATATTCTTGAATCTAGTATTAGACATAACTTAACAAAGCTAGATGCAATCACGGTAATAGACAACAATTCAACTGATGGCTCTATTGAGATACTTGAAAAGCTGTCTATTGAATACAAGGGAAGACTGGAGGTTGTATATACAAAATACAGCAATACAAAAGATTACTTAATAACAACTAATCTTTTTAAAGAAAAAATTAAAACGGCTGAACTTGCCCCAGACTTTTTGTTTTGTTTAGACGCGGACGAATTTATACATGCGAAAAATTTTGATGAACTTTTTTCAATACCAGATAATCATGTAGGATTAATTAAATGGAAATGCTATATTCCTAATAAACTTGACCATAAAAATTATCCTTTAGAGATGACTGATCAAAGAAGTAAGGAGCCAGAATATGCCTACAAAGTAATAATTCCTAAAAATGTAAATGGAATTCTTATGTTAGGAAGCCATTGTATTCATTACAATGATAAAAGAATACCCTCTATTGAAATAAGTAATATGTATTTGGCGCATTATCCTGTTAGAAATATTAAACAAATAAATCGTAAGATAAAATTTGCCACTGAGTTTGCAAAAAATGAGGGGAAGTCTCAAGTGTTTCACTTAAGAAATATTAAAGAAATAGAATCACTAGAAGAGCTAATTAACATGGCTGTAAATTATGGGTTTAAAAAAAATGATTAACGTCCCATATTTAACTTACCCAGTTGTTACTCACTGCACATTAAGTTGCAATGGATGCTTATCTAAGTCAGAATTAAAGTCAACAAAGGCATCATTTATTGATGTAGATATTTTTGAGAAAGATGTAGAAGCAGCGTCTAAGTTTCTTCATGCTGGCGAGTTTGCAATATCTGGCGGAGAGGCATTACTACACAAGAAACTTGTTGACCTATTAAAGATAGTAAAAAAATATAACGTATCTGATATAACAAAAGTTCATACAAATGGTCAACTATTAGACAGGCAACCTACAGAGTTCTGGGAACATATTGATTTATTGGTACTGTCATTATACCCTGGGACTAATATAGATAATGCTTATGTTAAGAAGTATGCGGAACAAAAATGTAAAGAATACAATGTCATTTTTCATTGCCATATACCATCAAGGTTTAAAAAGATACATGCGGTAATTGATATACATAGGGACGCACAAAAAACATATAACAATTGTGACTATGCACAAGTTCATAAATGTAATACAATCTCTCATGGGAAGTATTATAAATGTTTTGTCCCAGTAGTTAATAAAGTACAAGAGGACGGAGTTGAGCTAAATGAAGAAGCGGTTAAACAGTTGCTGAAAAGTGATAAACATTTAATCAGCTGCAATGGATGTTTAGGTACATCTGGTCCCGATATAATGCTTACCCAAGTAAGATAACAACAAGTTAGGAAAGTAACTCATGGAATTTCAAGAAATACTTAACATAATTATAGGCACTGTTTTATCTATACTAGGTTGGTTTGCCCGTCAGCTATGGGACGCAGTGCAAGATCTTAAGAATGACATGAAAGATTTAGAAGTAGATCTGCCTACACGCTATGTTCGCAAGGAAGACTTGGATGCCCGTTTTGATAAGTTTGAAGCTATGCTTACCAGAATTTATGACAAGCTAGAAAACAAGGTTGATAAATAATGTTAAACATATTACTTCCATTAATAGGCACGGTCATTGATAGGGTTGTGCCTGACAAAGCTGGTGCTGCAAAAGCAAAGCAAGAGATCGAACGTTCACTTGTTGATAACGCTAACAAACTTAACCTAGCTCAGATAGAAGTAAACAAAACTGAGGCAAGTCACGCTAACATTTTTGTTAGTGGTTGGCGACCAGCAATAGGATGGAGTTGTGCCTTCGGATTTTTTTGGCTGTTTATTGGCTACCCAATAGCTGACTGGATATTGCATCTTAATGGTGTAGAGCAAGACCTACCAAAGATTAATGCAGACGTATTGATGGAGCTTACCTTTGGGATGTTAGGCATGGCTAGTTTAAGAACCTATGAAAAATTAAAGGGTATTACTAAGTGACACCACACTTTAGCTTGGCTGAATTAATTGATAGCAACACTGCAACAAGGCTTGGCATTGACAATACCCCAACCCCTGAAGCGTTAGCTAACTTAGAGATACTTGCTCATGGATTGGAAGCGGTAAGAGCCAAGCTGTATAGTAATTCAATGAGAATTTCTAGTGGCTATCGTTGCCTAAAACTAAACCGCAAGTTAAGAAGCAAAGATACTTCGTACCATCTTAAAGGATTGGCTGCTGACTTCAATTGTCAAGGCTTTGGAACAGTTCCTGAGATTATGAAAGCGTTAGCAGAATCAAGCATTGAGTTCGACCAACTTATCTTGGAATTTAATTCATGGATTCACATTGGATTTGCACAAGCTGGTGAAAAACCTAGAAGGCAAATGCTGGTTATTGACAAGTCTGGCGCAAAGGTGTATAACTAACAGTAACTTAGTGGAAGGGAACTTCTAAAGTTATGACGACACACCTAGTAATACCTGACGTTCAAGCTAAAGATGGCAGCGATTTTACATTTCTTAAATGCTTGGGTAATTATATTGTTGACAAGAAGCCAGAAGTTATTGTGTGCATTGGCGACTTTGCAGACATGGAATCTTTAAGCTCGTATGACAGGGGTATGAAATCTTTTGAAGGGCGTAGCTACCAGAAAGATATTTGGTCTGCCAGAGATGCTATGGATGCTCTCCTAAAGCCCATCTTTCAGTTTAATAAAGACGCAAAGATACATAAGAAAAAGAAATATAAGCCTCGCTTAGTAATGACGCTAGGCAATCACGAGCATAGAATTAACAGGGCCATCAATGAAGACAGAAAGCTTGATGGACTTATCTCCACCGATGACCTTCCATATCAGGACTGGGAAGTTCATCCCTTCCTTGATGTTGTTGTTATTAATGGGGTCGCCTACTCGCATTACTTTACTAGCGGCGTTATGGGAAGGCCTATCACTACTGCCCAAGCAACATTAAACAAACAACACATGTCATGCTTTGCTGGCCACCAACAAGGCAGAAATATTGCCTACGGTAAGCGAGCTGATGGTAAAGAAATGACTTCTATAATCTGTGGCAGTTGCTATGAACACCATGAAGATTACTTGGGCGCGCAGGGCAACAAGCACTATCGCGGTTTTTATGTGCTACACGAAGTTGATGATGGTAGCTTTGATGAAATGGCTGTTTCAATTCGGTTCTTGAAAGAAAGATACAACTATTAATTTCGATAATCAACTTAAAGAACGAGAAACAATTATTGATGCTACATACTCTGATATTATAGACTTGATTGAAGCACAAAATATTGTTGCACTTTTCCAAGGCAGGTCAGAAGCGGGGCCACGAGCCTTGGGTAATAGAACATTAATGTTTGACCCACGAAATCCTAAAGGTAAAGATATTGTAAATGTAGTTAAAAGACGGGAATGGTTCAGGCCATTTGCAGCATCAGTTATGTTAGAGCATGCGCATCAATGGTTTGACATGGCAGGTTTGGAAGAGTCCCCATTTATGATGTATGCAGTTAATGTATTTCCAATAGCCATAGAAAAAGTGCCAGCAGTTATCCATGTAGATCACACATGCAGGATTCAAACTGTTACTTCTACTCAAAACAAACATTGGTATAATTTAATATCAGAGTTTTATTCTAGGACTAAAGTTCCTATGCTTTTTAACACATCATTTAATTTAGCTGGCAATCCGCTGGTTGAAACAATAGACAATGCCTTGCACACACTTCGCAGTTCAGCAATTGAATATCTTTACTTGCCTGATGCTGGTAAGCTGGTAAAGGTTCCAAACTGATGTACATATTAGGAATTAATATTTCGCATCATGGGTCAATCTGCCTATTAAAAGATGGAGAAGTTCTGCTCTTTTTAGAAGAAGAAAGATTGTCAGGCAATAAATATAGTTTAATAAATGATTCTAGTTTTAAAGTCTTAAGTAAAATTAAAGAATACACTTCTAGTGTAGATTACATTGCACTTTTAATAGATGGCAATCATGCTGGCATGCCTGGCTTAGACAACCTTATTATAGAATATAATGAAGATGCTCTTAAGCATATTACTAATATAATTGCCGACAAATCAACTGAGCTATATAAGAATTTTGATATTCAGCGGTGGAATTTAGTAAGTGAATATCTAACACAATTTGCAAAGCCTGAAACTAAACTTTATATTGACTTAGCATCACACCATAATATACATGCGGTCCAATCATTTTATAACTCTGGTTTTAAAGAAGCAGTATGTGTAGTTGTTGATGGGCAAGGCACGTCACTTGCTGGAGATTGTACAGACACTATATTTGAACGTGAAAGTATATGGAAAATTAGTTACACCAAGTGCAAAAAACTGTATCAAGAATTTAATACTCCAGAAAATGGAATAGGATCTACATATAGCAGGGTTACTAAAAAGCTTGGGTTTAAACAATTTGAAGAAGGTAAGACTATGGGGCTGTCTTCATACGACAATGAGATTGCAAAAAGTGTGCAAGCATGGTCTCAAGAAAAAGTGTTAAACTTGATTAAACTTGCAATTGATAAATCAAAATGTAAAAATGTATGTGTCTCTGGTGGGTATGGCCTGAACTGTGTTGCAAATTACTATTACAGAAAAAGCCTTCCTAATGATATTAATCTATATTGCGAGCCTGTTTCAAATGACGCTGGTCACGCAATTGGGTTAGCTATCAAGGTGTATCGTATAGTTACTGGTGATACTACAATAAAACCGCAAACTACATTGTATTTAGGTTCTTAAAAGAAAGGTACAACTACTAATGGCTGAAAAAGATATGTATGACATGTACAACAGGATGCTAGGCTCAGAGCTTGAAGGTATTGAAATTGATTCTGATGAAGAAATTATATATTTTAATACCAATCGTGGCACTATTACCATAGAGGGCCAAGACCTGCACATGTATGTTGAAACAGACCGCTACGAACATTAATGATTTTAATGTAATATATTGACATTCTCATTTCTTCTGCTTTTTAATCTGCTCCATGTATCGCTTGACATCTTCTGCGTATGCCTTGCCATATTCTAACTCACTACGCTTTAAGTTTGCATCCCTGTATCGCTCGTCATGCGTTGGCCTCATGTTAAACTTCGCCATATTTTCTGCCGATATACGACCAAGTTTAATCATTAGTAACAGGTTGTGGTACAGTTGCCATAGTTACAGCAAGTAGTACATACAGTAGTTCTACCACCTTGGTACACTGTGTGTGTGGTGCATGCTGCATAAGCACCAATTGATGTTGTTAATAAAGCCACTGCTATCAATATTGTTTTCATTGTACTACTCCTTATTTATAATTAAACATTCCGCTTTTACATTCTTGGCAATAGTTTCTTGTACTAAACTGTCATACATAAAATAGTAGCTGAAATTCTTAGTTGCCCAAAATCCTACATACAACACCCCAACTAATGTGCATAGTGCAAGTATTCCCTTTAACACATTCATTTTACTACTCCTTTAAAATTGTGTGTGCCTATTGGGCCAGATTGTAACTTAACTATACAAACAACTGGCTCTGCTGGGATAGGTTCCTTCTTATCCATCTGATCCATCTGATTAAAACGTATGCAGATTAAAACTCCTATAAAAATAAAACCCCCCAGCATTGCCAATAAAACTACTAAATCACAAATATCTTTAAAGCGTATCATTTGCTTTCCCCGTACTTAGTTTCAAGCAACAGCTCGCAGTAGTGAATGGCTTTTTTAATATCGTCAACACCATTCTTAGCATGATGGCGGCACACGTATTTAATAATGTTACCTTCTAAGAATCCAATGTTATTCATTGTGATAAATTCTACAGGCTGTATGGCCATTGACTTGTAATGTGTGCCAGCAACTTGCTTATCTAACGCGCTGTCTTTTGTTACAAGTGTTGAACCATTATTAACACGGTCATTGTACTCTTTAGCTGTTATACCCATTACACCATCTCCAGTGATCCGCCACCAACGTAATATTTAACTTTAGCTTTACTGCGATCGTTTTCAGGATGATAGCCATCAAAGCCACGAACTATAGTGCTGCTACCGTTTTTAGTAACCACACCTTCATCTGTTATTTTATGCTTAGTTTTATGGCCGTCACTCTCCTTGGGCTTTGGTAAATCCCTCATAAATCTTTTGTTTCTAATAGGAGTTGACGAAAATTCATTGGCTGTTTGATACCAAAACTTTTTTGTGCCTGTACTTTTATCTAAAGTCTTATTCACTTTGTGATTTTCTTCTAACATTTTCATGTATTTGTACACTGTTGAATAACTCATTTGCATTTTTTTTGATAAGTCAACCAACGTCATTGGCTCTTGGCACATACCTAGCAAATGTCTTATAAACATATCTGGGTCAATTGTATTAATTTTCATTGTAAGCTTTCTAATTGTTTAAAAAGGGATGTCGTTTTCAAAACCATCAACAGGCAATTTAGCATCAGGCTTTTCTGCAACTGTAGCTTTTGGGGTTGCACTGGCATCTGATTTGTTGCCTGTCAACGTGACTGCATTTACACGCAAGCGCAATGAAGTTTTTTCTTCACCTTCCTTGGTCTTATACTTGTTGGTTGAAAGCTCACCAGTAACCCCAACCTTAATTCCTTTTGTTAGAATTGGTGCTAATGATTCACCGCGCTTGCCAAATAAACTGCAATCCAGCCAGTCAGTCTGTGCCTTATCACCATAACCGCTGTTTAGTGCTACACTAAAACTCAAAACTGGTGTGCTGTCAGGTAAGAAGCGAAGCTCTGCATCTCTTGGTAAGTTTCCTATTGCTGATAATGTATTCATGTTCATATCTCCTAATAATTAAATTCTTCGTTTGGTAAAGCTAAATTAATCCAGCCATCAAAATCCACTGGCAAAACATCAATCTTAAAGCTGATTCCACCGTTTCGCGTTTCATGGGTTTCACCCACCTTAACCCAGTTGGGTCTTAGTGTTCCGTCTGCACCTTTTACTTGACCGTGCTTTGTAACCAAATTCATTTTCTCGTACTGCATTAAAGTCCCTTTAATCTTTTAATCACTTCTGAAACTTCATTATTAAATTCATTTACTTTTGATTCTAATTCTGCAATCAAATCGTCATCACGTTCATAGCGAATAATAAACGACTGCATATTCCAAGGTAACTCAGGGCAGAAAGACATAAAGTCCACCCAATTGCGCCCAGTACACGCCATCTGCCATGCCATTTGATTCTTATATTTGGCTGGTACACGCCCATCAAGTAAATATTTAATGTGTGTTTTAGGTGCTGGACATTTAATTTCTAACATCCCATCACTAACAACCAACCCATCAGGACTAGCACCAGACATTGCAATAGCAGGATGGTCAACAAAAGCAATCTCAGTTACCCACAAATTGTTTTTAAGTTCATAAGCCACTCGTGCTTGAGGCTCTAGTTCTATCCCGCGCATCATGTGGCTATTAGTAAAGCCTTCTGTTGCAATA